GGCTTCTCTTTTAATGACTTGACATCGCTCTTGATTTCGGTCACGTCCTCCTTAATATGCTCCTGCTCCTGCGCTAGGGCCGCCACCGAGGAAACGAGCTTGTCCAAATTGTCTTGGCGTTGCTCCATCTTATCTAAACGGTGCGTATTGGATTTGCAGCGCTGCTCAAGCTCTGCAACTTTGACATCTAACTCCGGCATTGTTACCGCCTCACTTTGCAATAAAAATACCGCCCTGGGGCGGTTGTGAATTATTCTGCTGGGAGCATCTCTACAAGCTCCTGGTACTGCTCGTCGGTGAGACTGCCCGCTACGAAAAGCACATCGATTTTGTCGCGCAGGCCGTCGGTGCGTCCGAGGGTTATAAGCTGCTTTATTACTCTGTAAATCATATACTCACCCCCAGTTCCAAAAGCGTTACCCTATATGTAAGGTCTATTAATAGCTCAGCCATGTCCGCTTGCAAATCGGGCATCGGCTCCGGCTCAGGCGGGCGCTCGGTAGGGATAATATCAACCAAGGCCCCGTTATCGTCAAACACAAGTTCACAGTACCCCGCGTTTTCAAATGCGGCTTGTTCGAGATGCAGCGGGACTTCAACCCAATCGTCGCCCATCCAGTTTTCTTTACGCCACGGCTGAGATTCGACGGATTTTGTGGTTTTATTAATAATTGTCATATCTTCACCTCCTACACACCAACCGCTAGATAGCGGTATGTGGAATTGGATTCATTGGTGCTGTTTCCGCTTGTTGGTTTATCTAATGCGCCCACTAAAAACCCGCCATTTGTTGTTGTATGCGTTGTATTATGTCCTCTATATGCAAGAGTGACTAATACGGACGAACTGGATATTTTATAACAAAGGGTTGGTGTCGCATTGGCATTATCTAACCAGATGAACACAAAGCTTGGTGTAAATCCAATATCTATTGTGCGCGTATCTGTGCCATCGCCTGTGTAGGAACCAATAACGGCTTGCGCCTTAAAGTCAAGCGTATGTTTTATCGCCGCAAACACATCATCCGGCACAGCGTCCGCGCCGAGGCCGTATAGTGCGGCGGTGTCGTCTTTGAGCAAGGACGCCTTGTTGATTGCCGTCCCCTTCTCTATCGGCTCGTCAGCTGGTGCAAAATATCGGTACCCGATTAAATTACCTTCCGCGTCGTACTCGCCGTATCGTATTGCGTATTCGCCAGGCTTCCCTGCTATTTCAACGATTTCAGTTGGTATTCTGTCTTTCACAGTATCAGTCCTCCTTGCCCGGAGCAAAATGTGCCGCTGTGACGGAATGCGGCGGCCATGTTAGTGATTAGCATCTCTACATCCCGCAAAATTATCTCGATATTGTTCCAAACTATTATCGTGCCATCGTCCATGCTCTCAGGCGCATCCGGAGTCGTCGGCAGCACGGCCAGGACAGCCCGCATATTCGCTATGCTCTGGACGTAAGCATCCATCTCGCTCTTTGTCGGCCACTCTCCCAGTGTATAGTCCGTTCTGACGTCTACCTCGACCGAATAGCCATAGCCAGCCAAAATGGACTGCAGCGCAAGAATGGCCTCCCCGACGCGGTTAAGGTCGGTGTAGTTGTAAGCCCCTTTCATCGGCACAGACCACTTTGCTTTCTGCTCGGGAGTCATTTTGTCCCACGGTATCTGCGACAGCTTCAGCCACTCTTCATAGTCGGCCTGCGTTCTGTCGGTTATAAGCTCTAGGCTCATGTGCCCACCGCCTTTACGGCAATGTCTGCTGCGGTGGTATTCGATAGCTTAATCTTCATGCTCTCGATATGGCCGGTTATCGTTCCGTTGTATTTGGTAGGAACAGAAACATAATCCCCGGGTAGCTCGCCGTTCACAACGATGCGACTGTTCAAGGTATCGCGCCTTTGATAATAGGCATACACTCTGGCTGCCACGGCCGCGACATTGGAGGCGTTCACAAGCGTCGCGTCCTCGATTACCTTAATGTTCTCTTTGTCAGACGGGGTGACATTTGGATTATCTATCCGCACTGTTCCGGAGGTGTGGACGTATTTGATGCCGTCGACAACAATCACATCGTCGCCGCTCGTACCGCTTCCTTCGGTGTATGTATGGTAGGCGATAATAACGGCCGTAACAATCGAGTCCGTTTTGACGCTCCCTGCCGAGTACACTTTTGCAGCGGGAATCTCCGACGGGTCCGACATGGGAGCGCGATAAATCTTAATTTTATCCGTACCTGATGTATCCACAACCGCCCCAATAGCAAAAGCAATCTGCTGAATCGCGGTGCGCTTCGTCCCTTTCGGATTCAGGCCCGTAACCGTTTCCGATAAAAGCGAGGGATCAATTTCCAGCTCAAAAGCACCGTTAACAATCTCGGTCAGCGCCTCAACGGCGTTCTTGTTCGAGTACATAACCGCTTCAAATGGTATCGTATCGAGCACGCCGATGGCATCAGTACAGGGTATGGTGTACTTTTTGTCCGTTAGCTTTTTCGCGCCGTCATCGATATAGAAAACGCCTATCAGGCTTCCGCTGTTGTATGCGTATATAGGTTGCTTGGCCTGGAATATGTAATTCACTCCGGTTTTGCTTTGTAGGGTCCAGTTAAGAGTGTTGAAGGATATTTTAGTGGATATCAGATTAACCTCCTGCAATATTTCAACGCGGCCGATTTCCCCGCCGGTGAACTCACGCACGACTCCGAACATTATCTGCTCAATGCGCGCATATCGATACGGAAGGTTCGTGGCGTTGATGGTGACAACCAGCTTGTTAAAGGCGATTACGGTATTCTCGCAAAAGTAGCTGGGCCCGTCAGGGCGAAAGGTTTTTTGGTCCAGCAGCGTTGCGCCCCGGTACCATTTGATAGTGAGAGACGTCGGGTAATCGACTGACTCTGTCGCGAACCGGAACGAGATGCCGAGGGTTGTGTAGTTCGAGTCAAATTCGACCTTAAATGACGGCGGCGTAGAGAATGTGCAGTCAGCACCGGACATCGCCTTCGAGATAAGGGCCACTTCCTGCCCGTTATAAATCTTCTTCTTTCCGTTGCCGCCCCAAGCGTTAAGTTCCAGCGTCGCGAGGTCTGGATGAATAACCCCGAATGGAAGCTTAGATATGTCAGACCTAGCATCGGCGCTGTCAGAGGTTATATAAGCATCCTCTGCAGCTCCGACGGCTATGTCTTTATACACTAATTTAGCGCTCATGATGGCTTCACCTGCGCGTCCATCGGGATGAAGTTAACTTCGAGCTCGTCCCAATAATTAACTCCATCCTCGACTTTCTTAAGCTTTCTCTGGCCGTGCGTGTAATAAGCTTCGTAAGCAATCGTTCTCTGGCCGTCGGCCGCCTCGAGCATCACGCTGTCGTCTACGGAATGTTTTACAAGATAGTCCCACAGAGCATCGAAGGCTTCATTGCTTTTCCCGTTGAAGAAGGTGACCTTATGCCCTATGTACGTGCCGATAATGTCTCGGATCATCCTGCCGGTCAGCACGGAACGCTCGGCGTTTTCTCCGTCCAGCACATCAAAGCTCTCCTCATAGTCCGAGATGGCGACATCCACGTCAAAGGAAATTCCGTTTATTCTTACATAGTTCATTATGCCTCTCCCCTAACGAAAGATTGTCCGTGCCGGCGCGCGACTTTTAGCTGATTTCGATATATAACTTCACCGTCGAGAGGTATTGTTAGATTTATAGTGATTTCTCCGCCGCCGGCGCGCCTAAACGCTTCCACAATTGTTTCAAGCGGCGCTTCGATGTTCATACCGCTCTTCTGGTCACCGAGGACCGCGAGGAATTCACGGTTCGGAGGGATAACGGCTCCGGTGGCGAGGCGTGGTATCTGGACAGGTTGAATCGAAGGAATGTTGATGCCGTAAGATTTTCCGCCGATAACCGGAACCCAGTCCGGAACCTCGAAATGGATTTTGTTAAGCTGACTAATTAGCCAGTTGACGCCCTTGATAATCAGGTTCACTGCACTCTCCAGCAGGCCAACGATGCTGTTCCAAGCCCCTTTGAAGATTTGCTTGACTCCGTCCCATGCCCTTGACCAATCACCTGTAAACACACCGGTCAAGAACTCTATCAGGCCGTTAAAAATCTGTTTGATTCCATCCACCAAACCGCTAAAGGCTATTCGGACCGCATCTATTATCGCGCTGAGCTTTCCTTCCGTCTTTTCATCAAGCCAATTCAGGAAAGATAAGAACGCATCTTTAATGCCGTCGATAACCGCCCCAAATACGGTTTCAACCCCCTCAAAAATTCGATTTATGCCCTCGGCAGCCAAAGTAAAATCCCTGGTGAAAACGCCTTTGAAAAAATCAATGAAGCCCCCGAGGATTTCTTTAAGCCCTGCAATCAATTCTCCGCCGTGCCCTGTCATGTATGTTATTGCCAGCAATACAGATGCAATTGCCGCAATTAGCATCGGGATCCAAGATCCAGTAATCAATGAAATTCCCAGACCCGTTGCGAGCATGCCGGCAATGATAGCAAGCACGTTTTGCAGGTTTAAGCCGTTTTTTATAACGTCCTTTATGCCGACAACCAGCAATGCCAGTCCGCCTACGACAAATGCAATGCCCGCCGCGAGAGAGCCGAAGGCGACAGCTAAACCAACGGTGACTGCTGCGAGGCCTGCTAGTATCCCGTTAAGATTTTTCCAGGTAATTCCCCTGTTCCACGCATCGAGCCAGTTGTAGACCAGCATAACCGCTCCAGCTGCGGCCGCCGCAATTCCAGCAACGGTGGATAAGCTTTTCGTAAACATCGAGGTAATCTTCCAGGCCAGCAGTCCCGCGCCTATTGCGCTAACAATTTCAAGGATAGCGTTCAATTGTTCCTTGGTGTTTTCGGCGACTAGCGCTGAAAAAACAGGTTTGATTTTGTTGCTAGAGCTTCCACCGGAGCTGTCTCCGAGCTTATTTATCTCATCAAACGCCGCAAGCTGTTTGGACGCTTTTTTGGCGGCCGCTCCGGTTTCGTCAAGCGCTTCTGCTTCGTTATATAGCGCCTCGGCCGACATTGCTGACTGTTCGAGCGTGGTTCCGAACAGCATAGACAAAAATTGCGCGATTACAGTCACTACCCTAGCAAGCAGGTTTACCAAAGTGGTAAATGCGGGAATTACGACATTAACAAGGGGCTGTACCATCGTAAGCAAGGCCGCTTTGAGCTTTGCGATTGCTGCCGAAGCTTCCGGGCTGGCTTTTACGATGTCGCTCAACCATCTTCGGACAGACCTAAGCGCCATTGTGATAACCGAGAAGAACATAACGCGGGCGGCTAATCGCCTTATGCGCGTTAGAATTCTATCCATGCTTACACTTGCTCTGTTAAGGGCTCCGGTCATCACATTTGAATTACTGCCCGCCGCCGCTAATTCCGCGGCAATAGCTCCAGCTCTCTCTTTATTGCGGTCAAGTTCGATTGTGGCGTTCTTGATGACGGCATCGTACCGCTCAACCTGCGTCTGAATCGCATTCCACTTAGTCTGAAGTGCGTTAACTGTCTCTTCCTGCTGGGCGATAGCGGCGCTAGAGAAAGTCTCCTGAGCGCTCTTCATATATTCAAGGCGGGCTTTCGCGGCATCAAGCTGCGCGGCCAGGGCTGCGGACTGCTCGGCAAGCGGCGCGCGCTCGGCCTGCTTCTGGGCAATTTTATCTTCAATTGCACTTATTTTCTTCGATAGACTGTTCAGCTGCTTTTCCAGCTGAGAATTGTCGAGAGCTGTAGAAAACACTATCGCACCGTCGCTCATGGTTTCACCACCTGAAATTTTTGTTGACAAAATTTAAAAATTGTGGTATATATTGACTAAAATGGGGTGATTTTATGAAAAAGCTGGTTAAATGCAAAACCTGCGGAGCAGAAATAGCTAAAACCGCAAACAGGTGCTCTCAATGCGGAGCAAGACAGCATCAACTAGCACGTACACTTGTCGGCTTAATAATTGTTTTTGCGGTATTCGGAATTATAGCTTCAATCTTGGGCGGTAATGATGAGCCAAAACTCGTAAGCGATACATCTTCAGCGTTTACAGCTTCACCTGCGGTTGGTACCGTCGCACAAAACCAAAATACTTTTGGAGTCGGCGAAAAGGTATCGTTAAACAACGTTGTCGCAACTTTAACAGACGTATCTGAAAGCGAAGGCACCGATTTATTTAAGCCTTCATCTGGAAATGTGTTTGTACTTTGCTCTTTTGAAATAGAAAACAATTCAGACAAGGATATCGTTGTAAGCTCGCTTTTGTCTTTTGAGACTTACATAGATGATTATTCGCAAAATTTAAGTCTCTCCGCCATGCTCGCTTCCGAGAAAAATCAGCTTGACGGGACCGTATCCGCCGGCAAAAAGATGGCCGGAGTAGTCGGATACGAAGTACCGGAAGACTGGAAAACCTTAGAGATAAGATTCAAACCGGACGTATGGTCAGGAAAAGACATCAAATTCGTTGCGTCCAAATAATCCATAAGCCGCCACGATAAACGTGACGGCTATTACTTTATTCCGAGTTGTTTTAATAGTTCTTTTTCTGCCTCGCTGTACGTTGTTTTGAAATCCACAAGATGCCGGTTCTTGTTGTACCATTCGCGCTCGGCCTTATCGAGCTTCTTCCCTTTCAATAGCTTCTCGCGGATCCGGACGATCTGCGCAAATAGACAATCCCCGCCAATTTCATAATAGGCCGAGATAAACGTCCACCAGTGCATATAGGGAATGGACCGTATTTCCTGCCCGATAATGCGGTTAATAGAGGCGACAATATACTTCCAGTCCTGTTCCCAGTCCATGAGCTTCGGGGCCTTGCGATTTTGCCCCTCAATCTCATCGCCGCAGTTGATGAACCAAAAGCACTTCCTTATTGCCTCTTCGTAGTGCTCGGGCGGCATTTCCGCGAAGCCTGGATAGAAGATATCCAGCACCACTATAGCCTTGTCCTGCGGGCTCAGATTTACATCAGTAAGGGCGGTGCAGATATCGAGCACCGCCCTATAGTCTGATCTGATTTCATATTCCTTGCCGCCAATGTCGACGCTTGTCGGTAAATCGTAAATCATTTGTGATACTTCGCCGTGTACTTGGCTATTCTCGGGTTGGTTGCCTTCTGCTCGCGAGCAAAGGCGGTGTCTATTTCGTCTATGACGGCAAGAAGGAAGTTGCACCACACCGGGAGCCCGCCGGCGAGCGCGTACACGTTCATGTCGCCGAACAGTGAATTGCTGACCGGGCCGAAAATGCCGTCGATGATTTCGCGCATTTCGGCGTCACGTTTCCTGGCGATCTCGAAGATCTCGCGCTTATCTGCGACTCTTTCGATTTCGGCTTTATACGCTTCCTGCTTCTTATCAAGCGCGTCGAAAGCATTGAAGAGCTTTTCCACAAACGCGCTATCTGTCGGGTTAAATGAGATTTCGCAGGCGCCGTTGTTGACGGAATACGTGACTACCCCGGTTTCAAAGTTCAGCGTATTCATAATAATCCTCCTCGATTAAGCATTCAGCGCGACAGCTTCAAATACCGCTGCGGACGAAATCGCTATCTCGTCGGTCACGGTTGTATAGCCGTCCGCAATCACGGAATACTCATAGGTCCCCGCCGGCAGCTGTATGGATGCTATGCCGTTGGCGTCGGTAGTGAGCATCTGATTGTTGATATAAATCTTCGCTCCCGCCAGTCTCGCGCCTCCCGCGCCGGTGACGCTGAAGGTTACAAGATACTCGGCGCCCGTTGCAGGAGTGAAAGTTACGACGCCGTTGGAAATCGAGGCGGTTCCTACGGTGCGGGTGCCGCCGTAGGTGATTTCAATCGGCATAGCAACGTTGGACGAGCCGCCAAGCCCGGTGGGTTTAACCGCGCAGGCGCTGTAACGCTCCGCAAACATGGCGGCCGGCGACGTACCGGCGTACGCGTGGACAATAAGCAAGTCCTGAGAGGCAAGCGCGGCCGCATCCTGGTCTTTGACGGCTAGGTTCCAAATTTTCACCTGCGCAGCGTCAGAGCTATCGAGCTCGCACGGGTCAAAGGTCTGCGTGATGGTCGGCTTTTTCATTGTGGTGTAGGTATTGCCAAAAATGTCCGTTTTGGACTCGTCGCTCCAATCAAACTCCTCGGAGCTATCCTCGACGCGCTTTCCGATAGGGCTCCACACCGGGGCGGCAGGGGTCCCGGTGTTGAGATATGCGATCAGCAGCGCGCGCTCAACAACCGCTCCGCCGGGAGTGTTAAAAGCAAGGTCTGCCATTAGATCACCTCATGTAAAATTTTTTAAATTGAACAGACAACTGCACCATATACATGGCCGTTCCCTCTTCGTCGGCTTCGTACAGCATGCCGTTCTGAGCTATGATTTTTTCGGTTCTAGGCTCGTCGCCGAATGCCGGGGCCGCGCCGATAATGCTCTGCTCCTGCACCCATTCCTGAAAGTCCATGACCCAGTCAGCGTTTATAATGGCGCCGGAATCATCTCCCGGGGACTTTTTAAATACATAGTACAGCCCAAAGTTGTATTGATTCTCGACAATCGTATTGCCGAGAATGTCCTTGCGCCGGCTGATTTCCACCAAACCGTTTGGGAACACGCCACCATTAGAGGGGACTTTGTCTGTATAGTCGACGTAGAATTCCGAGAGAATATCGTGGCCCTCATAGGTGGTGAGCCATGTTTTTAATTTTTCGAGTGCCGTCATCGCATCCCCGCCCTTCTGTCAACGAAGTCTTGCAGCTCCTGCCGCATTGTTTCACCTTCGGCCGCAATCAGGCGCTTATCCCACAACGGCCCCGCCTGCGGATTCTTGGTGGTCGTGTACCTCAGCGGCCGGTCCGTTGCTTTCAGCACCGTGCCCCTGCGGTAGCGATAGCCGACATTGGGGATATACGCGGGGCCCTTTCCGGTTTTGGCGTTTACCATCGCCTTGCCGTAGTAGAGATAGCGAGCATAAGGCGCGTCAATCACGACAAACGGCTCCTCAACTGGCGACTGAGCGACCATAAGCTTAATTGTCAATCCGGTTCGGTACGGCATGTACTTCTGGATCCGGCGCAAAACATTCCTGGTATGGAACTTTTGGACCTCGCCGCCCCGGAGAACGCCGAGCTTCTGCATGATCTGAGCCGCGGGCTTGACTGTAATTCTGCCTGTAATATTCATCCTCCGGCCTCCACATGGCACTGCACGCCCCGCCAATACTTCGGGTCAACATACTTTATAACGACCAGCCCCGGAACTTTTGACGGGATGTAGTCAGCCCAAGCAATGCTTGTCGGACCGATACCGAGCAAGACCTTATCGCCTACACTCAGCGACACAGAACCGGGAATGACAAGCAAGAATGAGTTTGATTCGGTCGAGCCGGTTTTGTTGATGTTCTGGTTCTTGCGGAAGTCGAGAAACGCGTTTTCGTAAACAGTACGAGCGACCGTCTTGTCATCGTTCTGGTGATAGACGGTCACGGTCTGATTGCAGAGGGAATAATCCACCGGGGGACGAGGTTGTACGCTCAGCATTGCCTTACCCCCTGTATATATCCAGATACATCTTTGCGCACCGATACAGCTCCGCGGCTTGTGCCTTGGGGCTGATATCGACCTCCCTACGGCTGCTGGACACGCTGCCGATAGAGGCGCTCTGCGGCTGATTCTGAACCGTCTCAAAGTAGTACAGCGCATCCGCCATAGCGCAGATGGCCATTTTCTCGCTGTTTTCATCCGGAGCTGTCACAGTGTAATCCCGCTTGTATTTGGCAAGCTGCTCTTCCGCCCGCTTAGCCAGTCTCGGGAAGTCGGTCGAAGGAATGGAGCCGCCCATGTACGTCCCGGTATAAAATGCGTAATCAACCATAAGCGGCTCCTTTCATTAACCGCCCGAGTTAACGGTGATAGTAGCGGTACCCTTGCCGATTACATAGCCTTTGTTGTTGACTTTTACCACAGTAATCTTGTTGTGGTTTTCCGCTGGTTCAAACTCATCCCCGGATGTGATGTCATCCCAATCGCTGGCATCGTCCATATAAAGCGGCGCAGGAGCGTTGTCTTTGGCCGTCTTATACTTATAGCTGCCAGCGCCGGTGATCGTTATCTTGGTCTTGCCTGCCGTAGTCCCCGCTTCAGATGTGATGGTGACCGTTGCGAGGTATTTAGAGCTTATCTCGCCCTCAATCGCACGCACCAGCGCATACTTGGTATCAGGATCTTCGCCCTGGTCGATGGTCATGCCGAGGTATCCGCACAGGGCGCGGAGCTGCTCCGGGGTCAGGTCGTCCAGCAGGGTGCGGATATGTTTGGAATTGTCGATGGTGTAGCCGTTGGCGGTGAAAAAGGCGATTGCAGAGGTGGCGGAAGCGGGGCACGCCGCCACGCCTTTGATAAAGTCGACCTCGCCCCATGTCATCTCATGCGATTCGTTGGGTGCGTAAATTCTGGGCATTTACTTATCCCCTTTCTTAGCAGTCTTCTTCTTAGATTTCGGGCCGGCCTCCGCTGCCACCGTCGGCGCGGCCGGCTCCTCGCGCTCGACGGTGTATCCTTTTCGTTCAAACCATTCAATCAGGCGTGGGTTATCGGTATAACCCACGCCCTCTTTGAACTGAACGCTGGCGGATATGCCGTTATACCTCTTATTGGGGGCTATGATTTTTGCCATGCTTACGCTATCTTGATTCTGCGGAGAACGCCGGCGGCGCGGGTCGCCTTCAGCGCGATGGCGGCCACCATTTCAACCTCGCCCCTCTTTACGGCTCCGGGTCTGGTCAGATCGGGCAGATACGCATTTATGAACGCGCTGCCGGAAGGAGCGACGCCATGCACACCATCCAGCGCCAGGCGGACCGCATAGATCGAGGTTTCTCCGTTGGAATCGTCAATCGGGATGATGGGGTCGCTCGAGCCGGGTTTGTCGCCCAGGGCCATGACGAGCGACGGTCCCCACTGGCTGACCTCGTCGCCGTAATTCTGCTTGGATGCCAAATTAATGCCGGCCCTGTCCATCACGCTCTGGAACACCGCATACATCTCGCTGTTCATGAGATACAGCGTAGGAGCTCCGTCGAGCCTAGCTCTCATCTTACGTAGGGAGTCGAGGAACACCTTCCAGTTGGTGTCGATGTTGGTGCTGTTGGAAAGGTTGATTGCAGCGCTCGGAGTGAGCTCCGTGGAGCTGCCGACCAGCGCCTTGTCGAGGCCGTCAAACTCGGTGCCGGAAGCGTCCACGCCGGCGTCGCCGTTGATGAACATATCATGGAACAGCGCGCGGGTAGCCTGAATCTTCTGCTGCAGCTGGAACTGCACGTGATCAACGACCTGCTTCTCGTCATTGATGATGACGCGATCGAGCTCGAACGCGCCGCCGAAAACCTTCAGGTTTACGGTGTAAGCCGTGGTCTTTGCTTCCTGCGCAATGTACTCCGAATTGATGGCGCGGGCCGCCGCCGTCGGAAGCGTAGTGACGCGGTTATAAACATATGCGAGGGTCACACCACCCTGCGGCTTGACCGTGTTGTCGAACGGAAGCATGTCAAGCAGGGCGCTCTTACGAAATTCGTCGATAACGTCCTGAGTAAGCTTGTCCTGAGAAAGTGCTTTCGCTTCTTCAAGTGTAATAGGCATATTTACTTACCTCCAAACAATTTTTCTTGTATGCTCTGCGCCATTGTGTGCGCAGGCGGATTTGTTATCATCTGGTCTTTCCCCGCTCCGGGAGCGCCCGGAGGAGGCGGCACCTGTTCGGCTTCGAACAGATAGCTGCTCTCTTTTTTTAGTGCTTCGAGGGCCGACTTAATATCGGCATCCTGGTTTTTTGAGGCTTTGAGCGTTTCAATATCAAGGAGGGCGCGAATTGCCTTTGCGTTCCTTCCCTTTGCCGCCAAGATTGCTGTGTCGAGGCGGCTGGAGAACTCCATTTCCGCGATTTTCGCGGCGGCTTCCTTTTCGGCTTTCTCAGCCTTCTCTTTCCACTCATCCGCGGCCTTTTTGATTCCCTCGATGTCGAGCTTCTTAAAGCCTTCAATGGTCTCGTTGGCTTCCTTGAGCTGCTTTTTGATGTCATCATAGTCGGCGTACTGTTTCTTCACATTTTCGATGTCCTTGCCGTTCTCGGCCATGATGGCATCAATAGCTTCCTTCGACAGCTTTGCTCCGTTGCCGAGGTCAAGATTCTCAAGAAATTCGCGTTTCATGGCAACTCCTTTCTCCGCTACGCTTTTTACGGGGTCGCTTCCCGTGCGGTTGCCGTTTTACGCCCGGCGGGCGAAATGGTATAACAAAAGCCCGCTTTAATAAGCAGGCTTGTTATCGTGAATTATCAATTTTTTGGGCATGAAAAAACCACCCAGCCGTTTAGCTTGGTGGTCATTTCGTTATGATTGTGATTATGTCCTCGCAAAGGTTTCCGATGTCGTTTGCTACATAGTCATTGCCGAAACCGCGGGCCATCAAGTAATCGGATACAGCCTCAAGCAGCGCATCGGCGGCATCCTCGTCGTAGTCTCGTTCCGGGTCGAAGCCAAGTTGCCTCACTATTTTCTTCTGTGCCTCGCTAAATGGATATTTCACTGGATGCCTCCTTTCTTTTTGCTACTGGTTTTCCACGCAGTCACAAGCTGCCCCGTATCCGGATTTATATTGACTGTGGCGTCTTTCCCATAAAAACGCTGACTGCGGCGGCCCAAATCGTCAGTTTTAATATTACCAAATTTTATCGGATTTTGCAACGCGTCTTTTACTGCGCCGCTCGTTAAACCTCTCTGCACGGAACGTTCCAAAAAATGCTGAGATACACTGAAGACAGTCACGCCTGTCGGGGTTTGTACTCCCAGCAGTGATTCCATTGACTTCATATTTCTGGCAACCGCCGCCGCTAGGCCAACCTGCGACTTACCAAATCCTGCTACCTGCGCACGTTCAATATCCGTCCGCAGCCCCGCCGCTTTACTGAATCGCATATACTCCTGGTTTAAAACCGCAAGGCGTATATTAGCTGTTTTGGCTTGTTCAACATCGCCTGAACCTCGCGCAAGCAGAATACGGCGCTTTTGCAGCCTCATGGCGCGCTCAATCTCGCGCTGCTTCTGCGTGGCCTCATAGATTGTGTAGTGCTTGCCCTGGTAGGTTATGCCTTCCCTGTTGTCGGCCCGGAATTTCGCGAGCTGCTCCTCTGTGTATTGTGGCTTGCTGACCCCTAAAACGATCGGGAAAGCCATATGCCCGCAGTTCAGCGTTCCGATGGGCCGCTGGAGCATACTGTTTAACGCTTCATACTCTTCATCACTGTACTGCCTCCCCTGTATCGGCTCATGGTCCGGCGCACTCCCGGCATGCGCGGATATTTCCCATCCGTCGCAGCCGAGGTCGTCATGGTTCCGCTTGCTGATTTCCTGCACCATCAGGCCCATGCCGCCCATAATATTACGGCGTACGGCAGCCTCAAGCGAAGTGTGTACGCCGCTTTGGTAGTCAATTGTTAGCAAACCCTTTGCCGCTATATTCTTAACCGCTTGCCGGATTGCCGTTTCATAGTCAGCCGCGCCGGTGAATACCTGCATAAAAGCGAAGTCTGTGCAGCTCCTATAAACGTCCTGCAAAGGCATTACGCGCCCGTAAGGGTCTATCATGCCGAGGGTCTGCGTTATGTTTGTGAAGTCGTCCTGTGCAAGTTTGATAGCCGCCGCCACCGTCTGCTGAATTGATAAGTTCTTATCGAACGGTATCGCCGCAACTGTCGGAAACCGCTTTATGTCAAAATTATAGCCGACCTTTGCAGCCTGAGTCATAAGCTTTTTAATTTCCGCCTTAGACTTATCTAGCAGCTTGGCTATGGCTTTCTCTACCTGCCGCTGCGACATGCCGAGGTTTTGGACCCTCCACACTTCATACGCCGCGGTAGAGGTGAGCTGCCCTGCTTCAGCTATGCGGCGAGCGATGTCGGTCAAGAGGAATTCAATAAGCGGGTCAGTGACCCGCAAAATCTTATCTCGGAAGGCGTCGAGCTGTTCGGGAGTGAGCAAGGCACATCACCTGCCTTTTTGTTTTGCATTAGCTGAGGCTCAGCCTCTCCACGGCAGAACCATGTGCTGTCGCTTTTTATAGGGCAGCCTTTGGGCAGCTTAGGAATGCTAGGGACGCGTAGCTCATTCATCATCTTCGCCACCACTGCCCCTTGTCAGCTCCTCAAGTTGCGGCATGTACTTGGCTCTTATATCGTTTATGGCTTCGGGGGTCTCCGGGAACGGAAGGCCAAAGTACCAGGCGATTGCAATCTCGGGCTTTAACAGGCCCGCCGCAACCATCTCCTGATATTCCTTCCACGTCCGTGCGCGGTCGAAGAGCACGCCGTCGCCCCAGTCGATTGTAACGTCCTTCTCGGGGTCGAGCTGTGTGGCGCCGTGTATTCTATACATTTCGCCTAGGATAGAGCATACCCGCAGCGCCTCTTTAACGGCGTTCGTCCAGACCTCCTGGAAGTCCGTTATCGTGATGTTGTATTCCCCGGACGATGAAGTAATCTCGGTTGCGGTCTTCTCGACCTCCTCAACCTCAGACAGAATGCCGCGCTTAAGGCCAATGAGGCTTTCGATGTTTCGGAGGTATTCCCGCTTTCTCGCCAGGAACGATTGCTCGCGAAATGCAGGCGAGAAAATAGTCACGCCTACTCTGTCCGGGTCTTCGTCGAGTCCGACGAACACGTGGTCTTTAAATGACCGCGCACCGGTCCTCGGGTCTTTTTCCATCAAATCAGAGCTTACAATTATCCTGGACTCTCCGCGCTCGAATTCGCCGTTAATCTGCTTCTCGTTGACATTTATCAGATGGATAAGGCCGGCCGCAGGTGCGTAAACGGATACGCCGTCTTCCGAGCCGTCAACGCAGTTTTCGAGAGGGTTCTTTAGGTGTATGAGCCCGAGCGACCAGATTGGCTGCGGCAGCCGGTTGACGCGCTCAAGGTCTTTGTACTTTTCAAGCGTACTGAGCGGCACCTCAACGCCGAGAGATTCTTTGTCGGTCGATTGATACAGCCTATTTTGTATTGTCAAATAGCCCCGGGCGTCGATTGTGCGGCGCTCAAGTAAGGTGTAATACTTCCCGCCTATCTCCGTGCTCTCCTGAGTGCCGATGTCGGTTATCGCATCGGTTTCGTTCCTGGCGAGCACCAGATAGTTCCGGCGCTGAATTGTGGAAAACTCTATGCGGCCGTCCGGCATTAGGAGCGGCTTAAGGAAGCACTCACCGCCTATAAGGCAGTGCTGTATAGCCTGCTTGCGGCGACGCTCGAGCCCCGTCATTATCGCTTTAGCGAATTCGTTGTCGGTTGTTGCCTCATACTCACTAAAAATTGTCTTCGTGAGCTTATTCACAATGGTGACGGGCAGGCGCTGGCACGGGTCTTCGTCCTTGCTAAGGTTGGTGGCATAGTAGAGGTTGTACCAGTCTTGTATAGCCGTCTTCATGGCGGGGGTAGTGATATCCTTAACCCCAAAAGCCTGTTCGAAGTTTCGTATTTTGTTGTCGAAAAGGGCCGATACAATGCTCATTTACTCACCTCGCCCACGTTAATTGTTATACGCCGCTGCGCCCTCATAGCTGTCTCTAAGCCGGCTATATATGCATTCAGGCGGTCAATCTCTGCCTGCTGCTCTGCGACTTTAGCAGCAAGGCGCCGATTCTCTTCTTTCAGCTCGTCCCGGCAGTATGCGGGGAGGAATCTGTTTATAAGCCACTGTTTAAATTTACTCATTGTCCCCGTCTCCTGTAGACTCTCTCCATAGCATAACGGACACTATCGATTGCGTGGTTATCCACATCGGGATAACCTTCCATAGCCTCGCCTGTTTTCGGGTCGACTTCATATTCGTACTCGCTGAATTCCCGATATGTTTCGGGGCAGCGCACAGGGTCAATTATGATGGCGTCCAGCGACTGCAGCCACTTCATGCCATACTTAACGCTGTCAGGGCCCTTAAGCGCCCCGCGGCAATACAACCCGTAGCTGTTATAGTCGCCTATGCTTTTCGGCTCTGCGCTGTCGGCTGTGATTAAATCAGCGCCGGTTATGCCGGCCGCAATCAGCATATCCGCAGTCTCGCGGTTGCCTTTGCGATACGCCCTTATCTCCTGGAATATGTACAAACGGCGCCTGGCCGCGTCATAATGCATCCGGCAGAAATGAAACGGGTCGGGATAATACCCCCAGTCGATACCGTTGTATATGCGGTCGAAGGTCTTGATTTGCTCGTCCGTGATTGTCTCGGCCTTAATGTTCGAAAATACTTCCGTTCCGCTGCCAACAATCTCGCCCAGATATTCATGCCGGTATGCTGTAAAATTCTTTTCCTTCAGGTGCTCTGCATCGGCCAGGAATTTTGGCCCGAGCCACGCGGGAGGCGTAGTTAAATATGTGCTGTGATGTACCAGCTTGCCCGGTCGAGTTTCTTGCGCGTATTTGTTTGCCCAGTTCCGCATCATCGACGGGGGGTTATAAGATTTAAAGCAGATTGCCGTCGGGCCGCGGAATATGGACTGTTCAACGTTTCTGATTTCTTCCGGTCCTTCGTATTGGTCAAGCTCTTCAAAATGCGCGGCACCTATATATCCAAACGGCACCTTGATTGACTTAATCTTGCCAGGGTCGTCCAGGCCGAAAAACATGATTTTCTGCCCGGTCTTTTTATAAACAATCTCCATAGGGCTGACCGTGCACTTAAACTTCGAGGTTAATCCGAGCATTGATATTGCCCAGCAGTATTGGGCATAAACAGAATTCCGCAAAGTGTTTGCAACCTTACGGAATACAACCGCGTGCATCTGAGGGTTTTTTATAAGTAGCAATACCATCTCAATCGATATCCAGCTGGATTTGCAGGAGCCGCGGCCGCCTTTTGCGACAACCTCGTCAATACCTCCGGATTTAACGGCGCGGTGCGGCTCGTAAAAGGCCGGAGATATGATCTCGGACAGCTTACACGTCGTCAATAATCCGCACCTCGCTATCATTATCGGCCTGCGCGGTTTCGCCCAGCAAGTCTATTATTACCTTTGCGGCCCTCGCGTCGCCACAAGTAGCCGCTTCGGTTAATCCAATTATCATTGCCATTTGGTTATCGATGTCATCCGGGTCAACGCCTTTTTTGGCGATTTTATTCCATCTGCGCCGGTCGGACACCGGCAGAGAAAGATATATATCGGCAGCTTCTCTTAAACTGCGTTTGCGGCGACGAGATATGCCTGAAGCGATACCGCCAGCTGAGGCAATTTTCCTTTGTTCTTCCTTTGTTCGCTCGTTAAGCGGTATAAGATTTTCTTTACCAGGCATACCACCACCTCTCTTGCCTAGATCGTTATGCCAGAGACAGGCCGGGGCCATAGGTAGGAGGGTCAAGGAACCTATGAGCTGTCTAAGCGCCCGGCCTTTTATCTCTGGACTTAGGTTTTTGCTCGTAAAAATAATAATCGTAACCTTCTCGAGAACATATCTCGCAAGGCGACTTAATCTTGCTTTTAAGATCCGGCTTCACATCATAGCCGGCATTTTTATAGTCAATGAGGCATCGTGAACAAAGCGTGATCTCCCTTTTCTTCACAATGCCATCATCCCCTTAAACGTAGTAGATTCCCGCCAGTTTGGTCTCAGACCAATCGAACAACATGAACCGCTTTATCGCTCCTTCGTATCCTTCGCTATCGCTCCAGTCATCCTGTTTATTACCGGAACATAAGCGCCGGATCATAATCCCGTATTCATCGACCTCTTTCTCGTGGTGAATATGGCCCACATGTATCTCACGCACTTTGGCGTGCGCGAACTCGATCGGGAACTTTACGGTGAACTGTCCTCGTAAATCTTTAGAACCGCTTTTCACTCCGTTACCGTGCGTAAAGCCGACGAAGCACTCTCCGAACGTCCGGACTTTCTTATAGTCAAGTGAATCGTCCGCGTTTCCGTACCGTTCTTTCAGCAGCTGCACAAACGCCCAGGTCATGCTTTCATCGTGGTTGCCGCGTATGTAGATAATCTCAACCTCGTCGGCGTTGCGGTAAGCTTCGTCGATAATGGAGTAGTAAATAGTCCTGGCATCCCGCCAAGCCTTAACCATATCGACTTTTTCAATCTGCCGTCCGGAGCTTGTCCGGCCACGGAAGTCATCATTGTGGAATAAGTCCTGCCCGATCGGGATGATGATCTTCTTCCAGTGCCGCATGCGGATATACCACAGCGTCTCCTCGACGGTGGACCTGTACCATTCTAGATCAGCTATCCCTAGGTGCATGTCCCACAGCGGGATCTCCAGCATGTGGCTCGCTTCGTCGGTACGCTGGCAAGTGATTCGTACCGGTTCGGTGCTCTCTTTGATGATTTCGATCAGCCGCTCGTAATCGCGGGTGTTAGTTGATTGCTTTACCCATGATTGGATAATCTCGCCGCTTCTATTAACCTGTACTGTGGCGGCATATGGCACAAAACTATACTCCAGATTCGCCGCCTCGAGAATTCTGTCATCCACCCATTTCTTCTTGCGCCATTCGATTAATTTTCGCTTGAATGTCCTAAATGACATTCCTTGATGGGCCGGCAGGAATACCTCTTCGTAGATTTTGCGGTACGGCACGCCTTCGTTGGCCAGTTCCGCGCATTTTCTTTTCAGGGTATAGCTGATCTGCAATCGACCACCACCCGAATATACAGCGGCAGCCGGCTTTTTCTCCGGCTGCCGCACTATTCCACAATACTAAAATAACCCATAAGTACGTCACTTGTGTTACCCTTTTTTACACCATTCCCTTTTTATGTGCCAGCAGGTAGAAAAATTTTCGCCTGCTTTCGTAGAATTGCCTTCGGCCTATCGGCGGATTAAGGCACTCATACGGCAAATTCTCTTCTGTGACGTTTTTTATAAGCCAGGAATAAATCCTCACATCCGCCTCGATCGCCGTCTGCTCGATTAGCTCGCAATCTTCAGCAATACGGGCCGCTATCATCGCCTTGCGCTCTGTCGGGTTTCCGGGGATGTTTCCTCTCGGCGTGCCGTTAAACGATGACGAACTTAAACCTCTCAGCTCGCGCAGCTTTTCCTTCTTCTCAGGGTATTGCCGGCAGAAATTAAGCAGCTCGCGGTAGGCGTATTTCGATATTTCGTACTTGTCCAGTCTCAAATCGCGCCTGTTGCTCAAGTAGCAATCCCTCCCGCTGAATACGCCCCTTTGGGGCCGCTATGCCTGGCCATCAGACTTGTCCTTCTGTATAAACGGCAGGTCAATCAGTTCCGGCTTGTTCTCATGCGTCCAAATCGCGCCGAGCATATTCCATACAAACGCCCTGTCGTGCGGTTCGTCTTTGTCGCCGCGCAGGAATTTCAGATAGTGTCTTACGCCGGAATCTATGTAGCAGTGAAGCGGTATGCCCTTCTCCCAGTTGCGCTCATTGTATTTGCGGGCGCCGTCTTCGTACTGTTTGGAAACTTCAAGCAAGGCTGTAAAGATTTCGTTATAGTGTCTTTTGGAAAAGATACAAATTGCTTCCCATAAAAGCTCAGGTACACCATCTCGGATATAGGCTTCGATGAAAGACAAGATGTTGTCATCTGTCTGTTCGCCTATTACGCCCAACGGTAGTAAATCACATCTGCCCTTGCCCTCTGCAACATCCCGCACCGCACCTGTGCCAAAATCTCGCCTTGCTCCGCTGTCTTTTAATTCTGCCATCGTTCTCTACCTCCTTATCAATGGCCTCAGCCAATGGTTTTTATCGTCGCAGTAACGGTCGGCGCTAATCTTACGGCAATCTCTACCGTACTCAGCTATCCGCTCCGGGAGATTTTCGTTATGGGCGTCAAAATACAACCCATGTTTCGCGCACCAGTCGATAGCTTCTTGCAGCAGTTTGCCCTCTCGGCAGGTGTTGAGAATCAGCTTGTGGCCACGTCGCTTTTTACGCTTGAAATACCAGATGATTAACCGTCTTGGTTCACCGATGTTGGGCCATTTGTTGCGGCATAGGTAACCGTCAAAGTCTACGGCGTATATCATGTACTGCCCTCGCTTTCCATCTTTGCGCCATTAGCACAGTAAAAATCGTCATGTACCACTCTGTTCATCTTATCGCACCAGCCAAACACTTTCGAACAGCTGGTTGTGTTGTATTGTTTACAGTCCTTACACCGCACCACAGGCACAGCATCGGAGCGGCGGTTCCATGCGGCTCTTACGGCATCTTCACTTTCATCAGAAACAATCTGAGCTCCGCAAGAGCATTCGATGACAAACACGCATGGACTGCTAATGTCAACATCAACAATTGCGCCGCCCTCATCATAAACTTTCTCCCACCGCCCATCATCACGATAACTTGCTTCTCCCCCGCAAAACGGACATTTCTCAATCTTCATGGCTCTACCTCCAATCGTTTACCGCAGTTCATGCAATAATGGTTTATCCCCACAATTTCACCCTCCGGGTCGTCAACGTAATAACCTTTTTGTTTGTATGATTTGTCTTGGCAATACCTACAGCCCTTTCCCCGTTCCAGTTTTTCTCGCAAGGCATCCAGAATAATGCTGTGAAACTCTGGTCTAATAGGGTCGTCAAATTCAATATGGTCATTCTGCTTGTCCATCGGTGGCCTCCTTGATATACGCTTCAAACTCCACAACCACCATGAAAGTTGTTTAAAACGTTGTATATTTTTTTACGCTTATTTTTGTAAACCACCATCAAAGTTGTTTACCCGTATATTGCTGATGGTTAAATACTGGTGGTTTCATAGGCTTGTCCTCACTCTTCGTCCAGCGACGGTATGACGTCTGCACGTTCATCTCACGGCTGCCCCTCCTTCAGGTTCAGATACCACTCGATGGTTTTGACAGCGCTTTTCCAGCCGTGGCAGACGGTCGAGAAATACCCCTGAGCCGTCAATTCCTCGCGCCACCATCTCTGCTCTTTGCTCTCGGCGCCTTTTTCGGTTTTCATTTCTATGTACAGCCCGTGATACCGCCCTCTCGGTACCGGCAGGCACAGATCCGGTACGCCGGGCTTAACGCCGGCGCGCTTGAAATTGGCCGCCTCAGCTTTATCGCGGCTCCCGCCGTTTGGGATGTGGAAAAGGAGCCGCAGCTCGGGGTACTTCTGCCGGACCGCGAGGGACCATTGCATAACGGTGTATTGATGTTGGAACTCGGTCATGGTGTTGTCTCACACCTTTCAAAGCTTATGACCAACACCCACGGATTGCTTTCCCACGGATAGCCGCGCTTGGAATATAGGCTGTCCCATAGATTTTTAAACATCACGTTCCGACATTGTTGTTGCAATTTGTGCTCTTCCCACGGGAAAGAATTACCAATGCGGCACCCCTCAAACCATGCGTCATACGGAGTTATATCCTGCAGCCGCTCAACTTTCACGTCGATCACGCGCAGGAAGATCCGCGCAGCTTCGCGGGGCATGATCGTGGGAGAGCGCCATTTGTTTGCATAAATCTCGTCCCTGATGTGCAGTACGTCAAATAGCGACGCCCTATGAATGTCTGCGTCAGGTAGCGGCTGCGGCTTAATCACCCGCCGCGTCATGGTCTTGCGCCCGTCGAGTATCGCCCGAACCATCGGCGTGCTGAAAATTATAGGCTTCATCCTGCTTTCCTACCTCCTATCACCCGGTTAAGTATCTGGGCAGCCTGAGCTTTGGTAAGCCCCGAAGTGTCAAACCCTCTAAACCGCCTCTTTATAATCGCAAGCTGCTTCTCGGAAGCAGGAGCCGCGCCCCATCGCTTGACGGCGTTCAGGTCCCAGATAGCCCTACAATGCTGGTAGCGCTCCTGCAGATAGATATAAGCGTGGTCCAGAGCTGCCTGCATCGGCATGCGAACGCCGTTAAACTCTGCGCGCCCCAGCTCGTCTTGAGGTCCTATTCTTATCGTTACTTTGTCCGGCAAGCTACATACCAGGGAGCCGTCCGGCATCTTGAACCAGTTGACGTCGTGGGTCTGATATTTCTGCGCCTTCGCCCAAAGGTTAACGATTTCCACGTTCTTAATCCAGCTTTCCGGGCAATCCGCAGCGGCAGCAGCCTTAACAGGCAGTTCGAAAAGCATTCCCTGGACCTCGTCGGCCTTCCTCGGCGGGATGTCTCGCATATCAATCCCTAACAGCGAGGGCGCCGTGCAGAGCGATGCCTTGCCAGTGACGCCAACGCAATCAATAAGATTAAGCCTCTCTTTCCCTGAAAACGGCCTCAGTCCGCGCCCCACCATCTGGGTATATAGGGTATCTGACTGCGTCGGTCTGGCAATGATGATTGTTTCAACGCGGGGGATATCCGTGCCTTCGGTAAAGACCATTACGTTAACGATGCAGGGTATTTGGCCTTCGGTGAACGCTTTGACTATGGCTGCCCGGTTTTTTGTTTCTCCGGTCACTACCACGGCTCCCGGTATGCGGTCTGCAATTTCGTGCGCATGCTTCACCGACACCGCGAAGATGAGCGTCGCCCCTGTTGCCAGCTCTCTGTATGCTTGCGCGATTGCGTCGGCCGTCCCTTCCATCGCCTCTGCCAGCTCGCCCGGGGCATAATCTCCGTGGCTTGTCCGTACATGCGACAGGTCATAACCTATGTTGACTCTCCGGCAGAATATGTCCGACAAATAGCCGTTCTCTATTCCCCAGCGCAGGTCGCGCTGGAAGATTATGTCCTCGAAGATATCATCCAGGCGTACCTTATCTCCGCGTCCCGGCGTGGCTGTGAAGCCTATGTGGAGCCGTGGAGTAAAGTACTCGTAAATGCGTTTGTAGGATGCGGCCGCAGCGTGATGCGCCTCGTCGGTAATAATCATGTCGAACTCGTCGGGAGTAAACCGGTTCAGTCTGCGGGTGAGAGTCTGCACCGAAGCGCTCACAACTTCCGCGTCGGGAGGAGCGCTTTCGCCCGCCATTTCAACTCCGGTCTTGCAGTCATAATATTTGAGCGGCTGCCTAACAAGTTCTTCGCGGTGAGAGAGTATGAGCACTCTTCCGCGGCGTTCAAGCGACGCGAACGTCACCGTCTTTCCCAATCCGGTCGCCATCTGAACGAGATAGGAGCCGGGAGCAATGTTGTCGATGATGTTTTTGCATTCGGCTTGATAAGGTCTCAGAGTTAACATTTTTACCTCCTTAACCGTAAACCGCTATAAACGGTACTCCGTGGTAAGAAGCTATGGTCACGTCATGTCTGTCAAACAAATACACGGCAGCGTTTCCTGATATTGTTATCTTAGAAACCTCTTTGCCGTAAGCTTTGTCTCCTATTCTGATACAGCTTACATCCCCATTGTGAAAACATAATTTTATTGCTTTTATCGATTCCATAACTTAAACCCCCTCTTGCGCGGAACACGCGGAACGCTGCGGAACTTGATGTTCCGACGCTCAACCTGTTGTATTGTAACGATTTGCGGATTCCGCGGAACCGCGGAACATATTTTTGTGTTCCATGCGCGTGGAATTTTATTGTTGAATGTCTCTCGCATTTGTGTGTGTTATATATAAGCATTGTGTTTTTTGTTCCGCGCGTTCCGCGCTTCAAAAAATCCTTATGCCATGCGGGTTTGACCGTCGGAACAACTGCGGAACATGTTCCGCGCTTATTAAACGAACGGAACCGGCTCGTCGTCGGGAAGGTCTTCAAATTCTTCAGGCAACCGCATCGCAACACATTCGGTCTTAATCTTATTTATCCGCTTGCAAACCGTGTTCGCCCTTCCGCGCGTTCTAATTAGATTATTCTGCCTTAAGTAACTCAGCAGCGCAGGAGCGCTAAACCCGGCTTCTTCAGCTACTCGGTGGAAAACTGAGCTAATAATAAAAACCCATCCTGCATCCGGGCTATTGTCCTCGCCTATCGCGCCCCAGACCTCGCCCACATCAGACTTTCCGCACAGCTTATTGGCGTTTTGCGTCACCCACTCGCACATATAGCGATAGCCTCTTTCATTCGCGCTGACGGCCGCCTTGGACTGCAGGAACTCTTTTATTTCTGGCACGGTCAAGGCCCGTCCGTCCTTGAAAAGCCACTCAGTGGCGAGCTTGTCGCCTGTCATAACTATTGCGGCGGCCATAGCTTGTTTTTCTGTGGTATCGGTTTTTGAAAGCTCGTAATAGAAGTCCTTATATGTTGCGATAGCCTCGTCAAATCCTCGCTCCTGGAGCATTTGAACGAACAGCTTCCCGGCATGCCCGAAGTTCTTCTTTGCAAAGTCGGCGATTATTCTGGCGTCGTTGAAAATCTTGTCCTTGCATTCAATCTCAAGAATCCTGTTTATAGCGCCGGCGCCGGACCTGGTATTAGTAATGGGCATTTCGCCGGAGGTCAGTATGCAGTTGGCCCATGTGGGGGTCTTGTTTATACCAAGGCCCTTGTTCGACCGGGTCTTCCCGACGCCTTCGGCAAGCTTATAAATTTCCTCATCCTGCCCGCCTTTGCCCTTAGCGATTTGCAGCTCGTCCAGAATTAAGGGTAATGAGTTTACAAAGGCCGCAGCCATTTCTTTGCCGACGCTAGTCGAATTAAAAGTATGTATGTATTTACCGAGCTCGGGATTAGCCCACACCGACGCGGCCAGCATGAGCGCGACCGTCTTACCGGTTTCTGTCCCGCCCCAGAGATGCACGAAAAACGGAAGCGCTCCGAGCGGCTTCACCAGTACTGACGCAAACGAGGCCGCCAGCACAATCCGGCCGGTGACGGTTCCGAGACGAACATATTTAGCCATGTCGAGCCAGTTTTCAAGGGTACCGCGGGTTGTTACGGAGTTGAAGAAGGTTTTAAAATTCGCGTCGCCGTCAAAGACAAGGGAGCCGCAATATGGAGAAAAGCCAACGTCTTCTATCCAGCCCAGACGGCTGACACTCTGCCTTTCCGGGATGAGGTCATAGTTGAGGTTTTCCATGTCGTGCAGGTATCGGACAAGCACCTTGGCATTTTCGGAATTAACGGCAATGCCGTAATCGGCCAGGTCGGTAATCGTGGTGGCCTTTGCTAATGTTTTCTTGTCAACGATAATCTGACGCCAGGTTTTGCCCTTTCTGAACGCCAGCTTGAGTTTTTCCGCGCCGGTATCGATATTTACGAGCCTTTCCACGGGCATTATCGGGTGGACGCAGGCGACTTCCTCGAACATTCCGTTGTAGCGCTTTACTCCGCACTCGTCGGCTTCCCAGTCGCCGGCGTTGAGCTCCATGGGCTGTCCGGCGAAATCGGTGACGTTGTCGATGTAGACTGTAGCTGCAGAGGCAGCCTTGAGAGATTTCCTATATGAGGCAAGCATCTTCAGGAAGCCGTTAAACTTTACGCTTTTTGCATACTCATTAAGCTGCGCGATCATTCGCTGCTTCTGGAACGGGTCCTTTATGGCTTCTACGGCTTCATATGGGGCCGTGGTAAAAAAGTCCTCCTGTGTATATGTGAATTGAAATTGCAAATCACTAATGGTTCTCACCTCTTATGGAAAGAATGCCCTCGGTATATGGGTGCGTTTCGAACCAGTATTCAAGCATGTCAAGCTTTTGACAAGCCTCGACATACTCGGGGTCGAACTCTTCGTCAGGGCTAGAGGGGGCCTTGTGTATCTTTGCGTACCAGAGCCGCCGATGCTCCAGCATCTTCTTGTCCCACTCAGCCGTAAACGCCGCGCAGGCTTTCTCAATTTCTTTCATCCGCCTGCGTCTTTCCTCAAGCGCCTTCGGATCCGGGCGTTCATTTAACAGCCCGAGCTTAAAATCAGCGTTCAGGCGCACGACGGCGGCCTGGAACGAAATATTGAACAGCTTCATTACGAAGTCAATAACGGTGCTGCCGGCTCCGCAGCCGTAGCAGTAAAAACCACGCCCTGGTTCTTTATAGATTTTTAAGGACGGGGTTTTCTCTGCGTGGAACGGGCATTTTATATTGCCCGAGCGGTTAGGCGTGAAGCCGTACATGACTGCGACGTCGTACATGGAGAGGGTGCGCTTGATTGTGTCGGCGATAGTATTCATGGCTAGAACGGCAGGTTATCATCGTCGTCGTCCGGCAGGTCGTGAATCTCGGCTTCGGTCGCAGTAGCACTATTGGAGCTTCCGTCAGGCGCGGAAGCGTTGCTCGAGGCTTTCGACCCGCAGAAGCTGGCCTCTTCAACGGTCAGCTCAATCGTCGACCGTTTGTTGCCGTCATCTTCCCATTCGCGCGTTGACAGCTTGCCGCGGACGATTATCTCCTGCCCCTTGCGAAAATACTTGTTAACAAATTCGCCGGTGCCGCGCCAGGCGACGCACGTTAGAAATAGCTTTGTTTCATTTTCTTTGTACTTCTCTGACCAGGCTATGCGGAAAGAACATACGGAGACACCGGACGAGGTTTTCCGCAGCTCCGGATCCGCGCAGAGGCGGCCTTGAATAATAGTTTGATTTATCATGCGCTCAGCTCCCTATAATCGATTATGCGGGTTAATTTCTTAGTTGCCCGGCAGTAGTCGCATTTCTCACAGCGCCTCGGCTCTTCAAGGCCCTGTTTTATGGCCTGAAACCTTGGAGCGTACGCGCGAACAACGTCGAGGCATACCTCAACACGCTCCTGAGGAATAAGGATGATGGCCAAATCCGGCTCCGGTTTCTCCTTTGTGGCGGCCGCAATCAAAAAGGGCAATGGCTCGGCACCGGGACCTCTGTTTTGTCTCTCAATCTCCGTGTATATGGCCGCCTGGTTGTCATATCCCCAGTACTCGACAAAGGGAACCCAGCGGCGCTGCTCCACGTCCCACACAGGCTCAAAGTCCTTGACTATCTTCTGGTCGACAAGGCACTTCCAAGCATGGTAGCTGTCGATTTTGATTTTGAACGGAACGCCTTCGATTTCGCCAGTCATTATCGTTTGGACGCCGCCGGAGAGATAGCGCATCATCATCTCATCGCGCTCAATGCGCTGTATTATGTAATTGGCATGCTCATAGTCCGACTTAAGCGTTCCATCCTTCTTGAATATCTCCGGATGCTGGGCCTTGAATAAATCTAGGGTGCGGGAGAAATGAGCATCGACATAGGAGCCAACCAGGAGAGCAGTTGATTCTTCCTCTTTCCACTCCCCGCGGAGAACTGCGAGAGCGCGAGCCTCGCAGTCCATGAAACGCTTGAATTGCGTGGAGCCCATGTAAACCTGTTCAGCTTCAGGGGAGAAATAATTTTCAGCGGTGAGAATCATAATCAATACCTCTTTATGTCGACACGGATCACCGTACAGCACATATAAACAGCGACCGACTTGTCCGGGCTATCGACCCGATTTGTGAGTCCGCTTTTTACGGTCTCTATCGCTTTCTTGATCCAATCATAGTCGATATTCACCTCTCCTCACCTCCGGCCAGCGGGTCAGGTATCGGCTTCTTAGTCGAAATTTCGCCATACATAAGCTCCTTGGCTTTAGCCCCGCATTTTGCGCAGAGTTGCCGCCCATATTTACGCTCCGTCTCGTAGGCCACTTGGAGCGCGGACATCTTGCCGTAGGGCCGTATATCCTCTCCGCAGTCTGCGCACTTCGGTATGTCGGCCCCGCTGTTGAGCCATGCAAGGAGCTTTTCGCCTGTTTCAACATCGGGGATTATTTGGTCGCCGACAGGGAATTCCGTCGACCTTGACTTGGTGATTGTCGCCGTGTGCGTCGCGTCAAGGTCAAACACCAGCGTCATTTCGTAGTCGATACCCTGACGGAATATAGGCTTCATGCCAACTTTTTTGGGCACCTGCTTGCCCCTGGCATCCGTTTCAAGTACGTATTCCGTTTGAGTGCGGAGCGTGACAATCACATGAACCGGCGATGTCAGGATTGCGTCAACAAGCTTGTTATGCAACGGCGTGATTTCGCGCCATGCGGTGAAACTGTTTTGCGTTGTCTGCCTGCGGGTAATTTCCGAATGAATATCCAGCATTCCGCCCTCGGCGTACCAGGCATGCGACAAGCTGTCGATGATGATGACCTCCATGCCCGCTTCCTCGCAGGCATGGATGGCATCTATGTACTTCTTGGGCGTGAACGGTGCGTTCAACTGCCCGGTAAAATACTTCTTGCCGCCTTGGCAAAGGTGCTCATACAGGTTTGCGCTTCCGCGCTCGGTATCAATGACGGCAATTTTTGACCAGTCCCCGCATAGGCCGTAAGCAATCAGCAGAGCCGAGTATGTTTTACCGCTGCCAGCGGCGCCGGCAATAGCGAGGCGCAACTTTGCTATTGAACGTTTAGCTTCGGTAAGATTGAAACTCATTTGCTCAGCCCACCTTCTCCGCTTTCTTCAGCTCCTCGGCCTCGTATGCGTCGATGGCCTCGATGCTGTCAAGCTCCGTGACCTCGATATCCTCGGAGTCCGCTGCCCGCGTTGCGATGAAGTGAATTCCTTTTTCCACGCACTTTCGATAGAGCCTGCACCGGCTCTTGGTGTCGAGCCTGCCGACTTCGTCAATCAGGATGATGTTAAGCTGTCCAGGCTTGGCTGCCGCGATATCAACGCAGAGCTCAAGGAGTTCTCCGCTGCTGAGATTCGATATCGGCAGGCCGTTTATGAGAGGAATGCCATTTTCAACCGTCAGCCCTTCAATCGGGATTTTTGCGTTCTGCAAGATTTTCGCGGGCAGCTCGCGGGCCAGTTCAATTTTCCTTGTCAGTTCCTCGGACTGCTTTATCAGTTCTTCCGTCTCCGCCTGCTTTGCAAGCATGCGCCTGTATTCGTTAATGTGCTTCTTCATCTTCTCCGCCAGCTCAATTTCGGCGGTCAAGGCGGAGACATCGGCGGGTTCCTTGTCGGCCCACTCGTTGGCGATACCATTGTGATTATCGAGCTTGGCGAGCTTCTCCTTGTACTGCGCCTCAATGACTGCGACCTTATCCTTCAGCTTGTCGTCCAGCCCGGCGAGTTTTTCCTCTGCGGCGCGGATTTCGGCTTTGAGACGCTCAATGGTGCTTTTCAAGTTCTCGCGCTCGTTTGCGATTGCCTTCTCCTCTGCCGCGATTGCAATGTCGCGCTCGGCCTGCAGGCCCCGGAGCTTGTTGTCGTAGCTTTCCCGGAATGCTTTTGCCCTGGCAATCTTGGCGTTTCGGTCCTTAAGCTTTTCAAGCTCCCGGTACTTCTCGCCGAGGTCGTAATTCTGCCATTTTTCCAGGTCGTAGTTTTCAGGGATATCCTTGGCGATTTCCGCAATCAGCGCCTTATTGTTGCGAATGTCCCGGTTGATATTCTGGCGTGATTGATAATAGACGCCGTTCTCGGACTGGATATCCGCAAGCACTTCGAGAATGTGCTTGGAATAATCCACCCCCTGCGGGATCTCGCCAAACTGCTCCTTAATCCATTCCAGGTCCCAATCAAACTCAATTAGATTAAGAATCACGCGATTCTTCTCCTGCCGGCTCATCTGCGTGAACTCAATCGGATTGAGCTGCAGAGGAGTGAATATCTGATTGAGGAACTCCGCCGGCCTTGTGTGCGTGAGAGCTCCGTCGCGCACCTTTATGTATGGAGCCTGATTGGTACGGGCCTTGCGGTCTATGGTGAGTCCTGTGTCGGTCTCAATAAGGATTTCGCCCTCATCGGCGCCCTGCCGGATGATGTAATCGCGGTCAGAACGGTTCGTCAGGGCGTAGCGTATGGCATCCAAAACAGAGGTTTTGCCGGACCCTTTGGGGCCAGAGAGCTCTATAGACTTGCCGTCAAGCACGCGCTCGGAGATACCGAAAAGATTTTTTATGACGATTCGTGATGTCCTCATTTCGTTGCCTCCTTTATTTTCTTTGCGCACTCCAGGCAAATTGTGATGCCGCTCACGGTCAGCAAATCGGAGGCTGAGTCGCAGAATGCGCAGCCGGGCTGGTATTTGCGCAGAATGATGCTGTTTTCATCTGTAAAAATCTCGAGGGAATCTTTTTCCCCGATATCCAGGGTCCGACGGAGCTCAATCGGCAGAACAATCCGCCCAAGCTCGTCCACCTTACGTACAATTCCAGTAGATTTCATCTATTGACATCCTTTCTTTAATCCTCTACAATAGAGGTGTAGTGGTTTTTTTGAATGGCCGTGTTTCCGATGGCAGTCGGGGCGCGGCCTCTTTCTTTTCGCAGTGGGGGCATATGTATCTTTTCGGGTTTGCTCCAATGCAGGATACGTTCCAGCGCTTATGACAACGGGCACAAATTCGGTAGCGTCTGTTCATTTGGCGGCCTCCTTCCGCCTTTCAATTCGGCGAAAATGCTTCAGAGACGCTCTGATGCACTCGTCGCACCTAACAAAGAACGTGGAGTTGTCGCCGCAGAACACGATCTCGTTAAAGTATGCGCATAACCGCATTTCGGGATAGTTTCCCTTTAACTCTGCAAGCACGGGGCAATCCCCTTTCTTGGGATGGGTGCACAATAAACCTTCCGGTAAATCAATCGTTCTGCTGACCTCGATTTTCATTCTTTTCACCTGCCTTCCTATTCGGCTCCGTTTACCTTCCAGATATGTACAACCGTGAAGACTTCCGATTGCGCTTGTGTGATTCTGACGCCCCCTTTTGGAGGATAAATTCCTAGGGCTTTAAGCAATTTCTCCTCCCAAAGCTTGCGGCGCTGAGCATACTCTGCTTTATGGGCTTCCCATTCGGCGTCGCCTTCGGGCCCGTCTTTGTAGCACTCGCGGGTATTCAGGCATTCGGAACGATTCCATTCGTTCAGGGCGACATGGTTCAGGCGGACCGTGGTTGCCTCAACGATATACAATTTGCCGTTTTCTACCCCGTCGTCCACGAATGCACCCTTTGCGATAATCTGCAGCGAGAATTTGTTATCGTCGAACATTCAACAGCCCTCCTTTCCTCGCTGAAATTGCGAACACCACGAAGCTGATCGCCAGCCACAGAGTACCCGGCCAAAGCGGAAGCCAGAAGCACTCAAGGCCGCCGACAACTCCCAGGATAAACAGAGCGCTGGCGCCGCAGATAAGACGGGCAATTTTGACTTTTAGGCGGTTGCTTAGTAGTCTACGCTTTGGAATAGTCGAGGCTTGTCCGCAGCGGGGGCATATGTACGTGTTCATGCCGTCAGCCTCCGCATCCTCTGATTCTCGCGTTTCTGGTACATCTTCTTTTGATACTCTTGAAACTTCCGCACATGGGCGGGGCCGAGGGCCTGCAGGATTGACTTGTCCGTTGTCTCT